GGTTTCCACCAGTAACGGCGGCAATGTCCGCTAAACTTGGAGATGAATTAAACATATGTGTTCCTCCTAATAAAATTTATTTATACATAATCTTGCAAGAATAGTATCAATGTTTAAACTGGCTCATGATTTCTTCCGGGTTAAGACCTTTTTCTTTGCACAAATTTCTGGCAAGCTGTTCCAGCCCTTTACTGTCTCCACGGTTCATCATGTCGAATGTATTTTTCATGATCGGATTATTTGAAAATTGAGAGTTGCTCATCATTTGACTTAATATCATCTTAGGGTTTCCACCGCACTGGATCATCTGCATTAAATTCATTCAGAATCGCTCTCTTTCTTTGCTCTGGTAGTCCTCTGGGACTGAGTTATTTTAGCTTCTATCTGGTCTAATCGCTCCATTATCGGGGCAAACAATGTTGCCGTGTCTTCTTTCGGTAATTCGTTCTGCTTTCCGTCTAACTGCGGTTTATATGTCACTGTCTGAATAAGCCCATTAGCACTCCACGATTTTATATAAACTTCTGATCCATCTGCTTTCGGGAAAATGGCAAATGGCGCATTCATGGGAACGTCATTCGCTGTGACTTCCTCAACAGAATTAACCATTCTTCCACAAAGTCCAGCTTGTTGCGGCATGATCTGTTGTGGGAATTGCTGTTGAATCTGTTGTGGTTGTTGATATTGAGGATAAGAATACTGGTTATATCTCTGATACTCGTACATAATAAACCTCTCTTTCTATCTTCATTTTATTATTAACAACACAATTGAACCACCCCAGTAAAACCCCATTAAAAGGACACAAAAAAGACACCCTTAACGGATGCCTTTAATGAGGAGAAAATTATGTGAAATGTTGTCCAGTTACCTTAAGAATTTTATGTTGCATTTTGACGTTAATACGTCCGGCTGTCTTAGTCGAAACATGCATAATTTCTGCACATTCTTCCAAAGACTTTTCTTTCTTCCGTAAATCAAAGAGCGTTTCTTCTGTCGGTTTGAAATCACACAATTCTTTTATATGCTCTTTTTCTTCTTTGGTAAAGCACGTAACAATGTTTTTCATTTGCTTTACCTCATTTGGGGAGTTTCCGGCTATGACGGTGAGTTGTTGTCTCGCTTGAGTTCAACTGCATTAATTAAAGAAAGGTGGGTAACCAAGTATGTATGGTTAACACATTATTATAATAACATATTATTCCATTTTCGTTGTACCATTTTTTTCAATTTTATTTTCATAAGCCGTTGCTCGTCCATTTGCAATCGCAGACTGTTTTCTATTAAATCCAGACACCTTCGTTCTATCGCCTTGTAATTGAAGATCATTATTCTTACAGAATGATTGAAGCCTTTTATTTTGCATTCGCAGTTTATATGCCAGTTTATCATATTGAGGTTGCAAGATCTCTTTTACATCTGTTTCGGCAATCATATCAAGTTCCTGTTTCTTGGTCATAATTTCACGCTTTGTTTTACGAATTTCTCTTTCAAGGAATCTCTGCTTCTGCTGCAAATCATAAAGTTTTTGGCTTTCATCTGCATTTATATTCACATTTCCGTTTTCATCAAGGTACTTATTTACCATGCCTTTTCGCCACGGACCATGTGAATGTCTGCAGTTGTATCCGTGAAGTCCTAATAGATTTACAACAGTTCCCTTTCCAGTTTCAAGGTTTATGGAATAGCCTGTACTTTCAAGAAGATTCGGAAATCCTGGTTCGCTCCCGATTATTTTATATGCCTTTCCTTGCCAGTGATCGTGAGATGGAATCCCTGTTGGATTCTTTTTATCATATCTTGCCCCCGGATGCGCTGATACTAGAACATATTCTATTTTATTTTGCGCAATATAAATGTTCGTCACTTGTGCCGCAGTCTGATTCATAGATGTGACAATGCAACATCTCACTGCCGCTTCAAGAGAACGCCTCGTTCCAGTAGGATATTCTACCATAATACCAGATTCAGCATATCTATCAAGAATTTCGCAGACTGCACTGCTGTAAGACTGCATTCCAGATGCAACTCGATAATCAACCTCATTCAGCATATTGAGCAAGTCTTTCTGTGTCTGGTTAATGGTTGTTTTTGTCAAATTATCAAGTTCACCAGATGTCTTTATTAACTCTGCATTCATTGCCAGAATTGCCATATTATTTTTTAGCGGAGATATAATATCTGATGCTGATATCTGCGTCAAGACTTCCTTATCATCTGAGAATGATGTCATTACACTATCCCTTAATAATCTGCGAACCTCATTTCTTGATTTTCCAGACATTTCAGATATTCTTTTTACAATCTCGGTGTTATGCAGTCCCATCTGTTGGAGTTTCCACAATTCTCGATCGGCTGTTGCGGACAATTCACCGGATTTTATCAATCGTGTTGCAATGTCTGATATAATCCAATTTTCAAGATCTTGATACATTTCAACCAGTTTATCAGTTTTTCCGTAAAAATAATCCGGTCTAAGCATTATCCTTTTCCAACCTCTCTTTTAACAAGATCAATCCACTGCTTACCGTGATTTTCTTTTGCAGTTTCAAACCATCGTTTACCTGTTCCAGGTGTGTGATATTTTAATTCTGTTCCTGTCGGATACTTCTTTTCTCCACGATTCGCCCATGATCTTCCGTCTTCCGTCAAATAAAGTTCGCCTACATACTGATAATGCGCATATTGTGTATCTACTGTAATTAATCCGGGTTCTTTTATCTGCGTCTTGTTTCTCAAATCGCCCTGCTGCATAGGTGTGTATTTTCTCATGTCATTTACAACCTGCTCGTCAAGAACATTCTGAGCATTTCTCAAATTTTCATCCATTCGCTTTGTATCAAGCTTAATATTAAAGCTTCCAATGACTTTATTATATTTCATATTAACGCATCCATTTCTATCACTTTTCTAAATAAAACTTAATCGTCTCTATCGCAGTCTTTTTCTGAAGCTTTACCTGAACCATCTCCGGCGGTTCAGGTTCAGGGATAATATATCCACCTTTTAAAATACCATTTATAGAAAGTTTCGGTATCCCTTGAATTATTTTACTCTTCTCCAAACAGACCACCACTGTTCCTTTCCGCATCTTCCTGCGCTCTCTCTGCAAACATGGCATCTACTTCATCATCATTGAATCCCTCGTATTCCTTAAGGTATTTACGCTTAGAATAAATACCTTGAATCATTAAATTATATGCTCTTGATCTGTCCTGTTCGAAGCTCGCAAGCAAATCTTTAAAATAAAATATATCTTCGTCCGGTACATCATCATCCAGTGCATCCACATAGCCTGCCGGGATTCCGTAAAGGTCGCAGAATACATTGATTGCATAAATGAGATTTTTCAACGCTGTTTTTATGCTTTTCCGAATATCGTTAATCGTCTCTACAGTCTCATTATCGTCACTTTCAACCTGTGTTGCTGTCAATTTTCCAGACTTTCTATCAAGGATAAACTGCCCCTGTGAGAATCCGCATTTTGTCGAGATCATAGATAGAACGCTGTTAATGTCTGTGATTCTGTCAGAAGTAAGCATGGTCGGGACGTGTTCATCGATCGTACTTTTTGAATCAAGCCCCAATTTCAAGCCTTTAACGAACCGAGGAAGTTCTACTGTTGAGGAACGGATGCCGCCTTTTCCCTGTTTTGTCAGCGCATTCTCATCAATGAAAGTAATGTGCTGTGAATCCTCAACCTCATTTCCCTTTTTACTCCATGCGATATCGAGATCTCTGAGCTCCATAATTGCATTCGAGAAAATCGATACACCTTCTGGAGACGAGTAATCGATTGTGTTATTGAATGGGGTTTTCAAATAGGCGAATAGTGGCTTTTCTACATTCATAATGTGAACGACTTCTTCTATTGAAGACCACTCTGGAACGTCATGCAGTTCTATCTTTTTTCCAAGTGAATTACTGCTGTTTGACTTGAACGCTCTGTTCTGGATCTCGTACACGTTCATCTCTTCGTCCTCTTTATTTTTTGAAGTCGTGAAATGATGGTATTCAAGCCGGTAGTAGTACACTTTATCTTTTAAAAGTCGATTAATAAAAATGCATCCTCTTATATCTCCGTTGCTGGTCTTTTCTGTAATCGCAAAGTCCCACGGCATAATATAATCTGTCATGTTGTCTGGGTTCATTGAGCCGTTCGGCTTTAAGATAATTCCGCCAACTCCTAGCATATCTTCTACTTTGTCCCGGATAGAAGTGTCAACCATTGCCCTGATGCACTTATTAATAAAATCCGCTCTTTCTGAACCTGTTATGCTAACTGATAAATCCATGCAAGATTTCTTTGCTGTGTACTGGCAGAGAAATTTTGCAAAATTGATTGTACGGATGTCATTGTTTTTCGGATCCACCCAGAAAGGGCTTCCCTTAATGATGTCGTTCCATCTCTGCTGTGAGTTTTCAATCTCCGGAGAAGTGATAAACTCGACATTAAATTCTTTCTCAGCATCTGTTCTAAAAAACTTCATGATCGTCTCCCTTATTTTTTCAAAAAAATTCATTTTTTAATCCTCATAATCGTCGCTGTCTTCTTCTTCCTCATCATCATAAAGACCGTCATTTCTTCGGCTGGTCATGATAATCCTGTTTAATGCATAAATGTTTGCCATGATCGTATCTTCTTCTAAGGTCGGGTATGCATCCGAAAATGAACCATCTGGAAGCTGCTCATGTTCTGCTTTTACAAACTCTTTTTCTGTATTCGGGCATCGCTCTGGATCAATCACGATCTTATTACATCGCTGAAGCCACTCCCAGCAGTAATCTCTGCCTTTTCCGCTTCCCCATCTTTTCTTTGCCCCAATCGCATTGAATCCCCAGTCCTGCATCTCTGCTATTCCGTCCGGTCTGGCAGAATCGCAAATGATCTCTACATTCATAAACTTCTTTATCTTTCTGGCAAAGGTAGAGTTTTTACATTTTTTAGAATACACTTCGCCGAAAATGTAAAGTGTGTCCGTTTCGTAATCATAATAATTCTGGCTGAATACCTGTGGGTGTGTATATCCGAAGTCTAAGCCGTGGTTTACTGTATCGAATGTCATTAACTCATCATCCGATATTTTTCTGATTTCTAAATTGTCAAAGATGCCTCCGCCTGTTCCAGTGACTTCTCCGAGATAATTATTTTTATAATATGATGGCTTATGAATCCTGAACCACTCCGCACGTTCGAAGAATCGTTTTCCTAACCATTTCACTGGGACGTTATAATAATAACTGTGGCAGATCCGTGCCTGTGGCTTATTTCTGCATTCTTCGGTATACTCATTCATAAAATTGTTTTTTGACTTCGGAGGGTTGAAGATTTTTATGTCGAGTGCTGGCGTATCTGCTCGCAGAAATGTATCCTCGATGTTATCCATCTGCTCAACTCCTGCCATCTCATCGCACTCCTCGTGGATCAGCATCTTAACGTAGCCAAATGGAACATTAAATGACTTCAAGCTGATAGGCTTATCTGCTCCGGCAAACATGACCATTTGCCCGGTTGGTTTATAAACCGCACACATTGGGGATTGTTTAAAATCCCAATTTTCAAGGTCATGATATCTAATGACTGTTTTCATAAACTGATTATATACCGAGCTTCTCAGGTCGACTTTAAATCTTCTAGTGTATACGACATGCGCCTGTGGATCCTGTCTGATCGTCTCATATGCAAGATTCCCCCAGAAATTGGACTTAATAGAACCACGCCCACCCTTCGATATGATCTCGTGTATGTCTATCTCTCCAGTAAAAGCTTCATGCACCGTTCTGTAAATTTCCACAAAGTCGCTTGTTATATCTGTGATCGGGATCGTCCAGAGTGCCGATTTCTCTCTCTTTTCCTTTTCCTCTCGCTCGATCTTCTGCTTTTCTGCTATGGTCAGTGCTTTTTC